TTTGTAGTCTTGCGTAGCTAATCCAGCTTTTTTAAGATTCTCTACTTGTTGAATTACATTACCAACTATATTTTGAGATTCTTTTCCAGTAATTACAGACGTTTGAGCTATGTTAGCTTGTATGTCCTCTTCTAATCCAAGAACGTCTTTTAATTTTATGTTAGTGCTAAGTATCTCGTTAGATAAAATAGCAGTTGTGCCCAATTGTTTACTAAGAGCAATTTGAGCTTCATAAAGTTTCTTAGTGTTTACAAAAACATCGTCGGTGCTATTAGCGTAATTGCTGAAATTGTTAGCTAGCTTTTGAGCTTCGCCTGCGTCCAAACCAAGTTCGCGACCCATTTTTACGAACTGGGAATTGGCATTCATGGCGTAATCCATGAACGTAGCCATTATATCGACTACTCCACCAAGCAATCCTCCAACTAACGGTATTTTTTCTAAGAATCCGCTGATTGGTTTCGTAAGATTTTGTATAGGTCCTTCTGCTAATTCTCCTCCTAAAGCTTTCATTCCTCCAACCATTCCGTCTCTGAACATTTTTATTGTTCCTTGCAATGCGGAGTTTAATGCTTTAGCTGCGCCTAAGAATAAACCGGCTTTGAATAGAGGATCGTTTTTCCAAGAGTCAGCAAAAGAAGTTTTGAATGCTTTAAAACCTGCGCTGAATACACCTTTATTAGGAATTTGTACAAGATCTAGAGGTTTTTTACCTTGTTCAGCCCTTATTTTATTTATCGCTACAATTCTTTCATTTTGTTTTCTAGCTTTTTCGGTAGATTCTTGAAAATCTCTAGATCTCCTTACCATGGCTTCGTAAACTTCGTTACCCATTCCTAACTTCTTAGAAAAGTTTTCGACTAGTTTTCCTGTAATTCCTATGGATTTTTGAATTTCTTTTTCTTTAGAAAGCTGTGTCTCTAAATCTTTTATAGTTAAAGAAACAACATCTTTGCTTTTTGATCTAGCTATGTACTCTGCTTGAAGAGGCGTAAGATTTTGAGTTTCAGCATCAAATATCTGTTCTGCTAAATCTAATTGTTCTTTAGTCAAGCGTATTTGCTCTTCGTTTCCAGAAATTACAGCTTTAGAATAATTTTTTTCTGCTGTTTCTTTATCTTCTAATACTTTAGAGTAATTTTTAGCACCTTCTAATTGAACTGTTCCTAACTTAGTTAATTCTAATTCAGTCTGCTTTAATTTAGCAGTATTTACGAATTGTTTCGAAAGTTGATCGTTTATTTGAGATTGAATTCTCTTAACGTCGATAGAGGTGGTTCTGAATCCTTCGATAGAAGATCTAACCTTATCGTATCCGGTTTGAAGCTTTTTTAATTCATTTACTTGTTCTCTAATAATGTCTCCAAAATCAGCACCATCTCTTACTAATGCTTTAAAAACATTCTGTAGTTTTTTTGCTTCATCCGCCCCAGTAGATGATTTTGGGGCTCCAGTATTTTGATTTTCGTTTGACATGGCTACAAATAAATATTTAAGTCTTAGGTTTTGCCTTGCTTGTTACGTAAGAAGGTTTGGACTTAAGATTTTGCTTAACCGCATCAGGCATTTGAACCTTACTCTTATCAGTTTGCTCTGTAAGAACTTTGTCGTTCTCATTTTGAGCCTCTTGTAGTCTATCTAGGTGCTCCTTTATCTTTCTTATATTGAATTTCCTCTTTGGGATATCCATGTTCCAAACTTCAGTATAATTAAAACCTCCGCCCCCATGATAAACGAGGTCGAAGACTTCAGTCATAAAGATCGATCTATATTCCGCTCCCGGGAAAAAAGAACTCGGCTGTCATTGGCAGCTCGTCGATGACCTCCTCTCCATCTTTAGTAGTGAAAGTGATCTTTGTGTCGATGTCTGGAATAACGCTCTCGATATATTTTCTCAATGGAAGAGAGTCTTGGGACAATAATGCGCCGCTATCAATGAAGTCTCTAACTGTTTTAGTAGAATAGTCTCCGTTAACCGAGGTGATCTGATGTTTTAACTTGGTTGTCAATAAACCTGGTGCAGCTTCTCCTAGGTTCTTTTTCATACCCTTAATCTCTTCGTCAATTTTTCTATCGTCTGCAATCGTTAAGGCTTTGAAAGTAACCGTATTTTTGGTAAAAGGCAACTCGAAGCTAAACTCGTTCTTTTCGTTAAACAAAGAGGTATCAACCGTCTTGTACTTAACAGACTGCAAATCTCCCTTTACAACTTCGGATTCCATTGTGTTTGAATTGAAGTAGTTAAAAGAGTAGTCTTTACCGTAAGCCAGTATTCTAGCCGCGATAAGAATAGCATTCCTGTCGCCTAGGATCAGATCCTCGTAGCTTATTGGAGTTTTAATGATAGACTTAAGCATTTTCTCAATGGCTAAGCCCTGACGTAACAGATTCGCGTTGGTGAGGATATCTTCCTCTCTAGCGGTCATGTATTTGATTTCTATTTGCCCTGATGCGAGCGGGGAATCTTTTGGGTATAATAAACCCTTTGAAGGAAGATCTACCATTTCGGTAGGTACTGTAAACTTTGATTCTGACATGTAATAACTATTTTAAATAAATATAAACTATTAAAGTTTCCAGGAACAAAAAAAGACCGCGGTGAGGCGGTCTTTCTTTTATATTCGTTATTTTTATCTTAGAAGTTCAAGATAGCGTAGTCCATACCCAAAGTCATTGTTAATTCGGTAGGATCTGATGTTGACCAGTCGTAGGTACCAAAGTTAGTTTCTTTGATAAATGCGCCTTTGCAAATCCACTCAGATACAATATCTCCAACTGGACCTAAGATTGACAAGTTTACGTCTTTCTTATAGAAGTCAGAATAACCGTTTCTACCAGTTACAGACTCGTGATGTAAACGTACCCATTCCATAATAGCTTCTTGGCCTGATGGACTGATTGGGTTGTACAAAGACAATGTGATGTCTCTCCACTCAGCTTTACCTTTAATCTTACGATAAACATTGATGTGATCTAATTTGATCTCGTTTAAAGTAAGACCTGGTGCGTCGGCTTTTTTGATCATATATGAAGGAATACCATCAATGTACATTACGAATCTATTCGATACTGTAGGTTCGAAAGCGGTAAACATTATTTCATTTGGGTCTAATACTGGCATTTTTAGTTGTATTTAGTATAAATATTACTGTACTTATTTTTTCTTCTCGTCTGCTTTTTTCTTATCTGCAGCTTTTTTGTCAGCAACCTTTTTAGCTTCCGCTTCTTTCTTTTTCTTTTCTTCAGCTTTTTTATCGTCAACTTTCTTAGCTTCGTTCAAACCTTTAGCTTTATCTGCAGCTCCGTGAATGCTAGCCAATTTGCTATACAACTCAGGATTCTTTTGCTTTAATTTTTCTTGCCATTGAACAATAGCAGCGCTAGTTGCAGCGATACCACCTACTCCAGCCAAAGCAGTTAAGATGTCCATAACAGGAGATTCTTCTAAAGTTTCAGTTTCTTCTACTTCTTCAGTTTCTTCTACTGGTGCTTCGAAATTTTCTTTGATCATCAATTTAGCCTTTACGCTTTCGTATAAGCGAGCAGGAACTTTGATTCTAATGATTGTATTATCGTTCATTTGATATTCTATTTGTTATTATTGGCCAAATGTTGCTCCTGTTGGTAAAACGTTGAAGTCTAATTGAATAAACTCAGCAGTCTTAGTTGGTTGTAAGTAGATAGATCCTACTAATTGGTTTCTATCGATTACATCAGGAGTGTTATTACTGTCATCCATTACTACTTGGAATGCATATAAACCTTGTCTTTGTTGTACTGACTCTAAGTAAGGGTTAACTTGACTTAAGAATCTGTTACGAGTAACTTGTGTGTTAGGCTCGAATACAAGTGTTTCTGCAACTTGACCAATGTAGTCTTTAAGAGCAATCAACAATCTTCTAACGTTAACTCTGTCTAATGCAGATGGTTTTTGTTGAAGAGTCTTTTGACCGTAGATAACCGTACCAACTCCAGGGAATGTAGCGATTGGGTTAACAGATCCTTGATACACTCTGTCTCTATCGTTTGAAGTTAATTTTCTTTCTGGTTGCAATACTGTTGGTAAACCGCCTCTGTTTAAACCAGCTGGTGCCCACCATTCTGCAGCAACTCTATCGTTGTACTCGTAAGCAGCAGGAACGATTGTAGATGCAGGGATAAAGTTTAATTTACCTGTCTCTCTTGATCTAACCTGTACCCAAGGCCAATATGTAGCTGCGTAAGAAGAATCGAATGCAGTTACTTGAGAAAGCAATACTGGGATAGATTGACCGTAACCAACCATATCAACCACTGAAATGCTATCGCCTCTTGTTTGAGCTGTATTAACTAAACTAGTAACTTGACTAGGAGAGTTAACGTAAGTTAAACCTGGTGCGTATAATATATTGAACTTGTAAGCGTCTTTGTTACCTAATAAGTTGATAGCTGTGTTGTAATCTTGGTTTCTTACACCTTGAATGTTTCTACCAGCTACTGAACCGTCAGCCAAACCGTTAGGGATATTTTCGAAGAAGTTAACAGCTTCTACTCCGAATGAACCGAAGATAGCACCGTTAGCACCACCGAAAGCACCGTTATACGAACCAGATCCTACGTTAGGAATTGATGAAGTATATTGGTTTTGCGCTTGACCGTAAGTGTTGAAGTATCCAGGAGTTGCAGTGTTTACTGTTTTAACTCTTACGTATCTACTGTTGTTTTGGTAAGAACCAGTAGTTTGTAAGTAATAGTTACCTAAATCGTCTGTAGCAACAGTTTGAGTTTGGTCACCGATTACATAAGATACGTAGTTGCTTTGATTAGGATCTAAAGACAAACCGTTCCATGTTTCAAGAACAGTCTTGTTATTTTGATAGTCATCACCGCGTCTGATAATTAAGTTGAATTGGCCTGAACCAGTATCGTAAGCTGTTACTTCCCAACGTACGTTAGCAGAAGATCCAGAAACTAAAGAACCAAATGATCCTGAAGCTTCGTTGTTGTTCATTACTGTACCAACTGATAAAGTTTCAAGAACCAAAGCAGGAGTACCCGCCAAGTTGTTGATGCTTGCTGTTGCTGGAGTATAAGATCCAGAAGTCACTCTTGTTACCAATAAAGAAGTTCCGCCTTGCTCAAAGTAATTCAAAGCAGCCATACTTGTTAAGTATTCGTATGCAGCACCTCCAGAAACGAAGGGAGCCCCAAATACAGCTTTGTATTGAGAGTAAGTAGTTACTAATGTTGGGATGTTAACTGGACCAGTTACTGTAGGACCTACGATTGCTGCTCCTGCTGTTACTGGACCTGAAGTGATCTGAGATAAATCGTTTTCTTGTAAGAAAACTCCTGGGCTAATTAGTGTTTCGGCCATTTATGTCGTTTTTTTTCTAGTAATAAATATCGATACTTGATTCAAAACACTTTAGCTAATTTCTCCGGTCTCGGTATTTATGGAGACTGTGCCGTATTTAGATCTAATTTCTTCGAAGACTTGCTTTTCTTTTACCCTAATCTCTTTAATTCTTTTCCTCTGTTCTTCCATATCAAGTTCGATGCTCATCTTTTGGTATTCTAATTCTCCAAGTAAAGCAGCGACTTCTAATGCGTCAGATTTGATAAGGGTAATTTGCTGTAACTCTTCTTGCGTAAGCTTTTGTTCCATAACTCTATTTGCTATAAATATGTAAGAAAAACGGCCCACTTTTTAGGTGAGCCATTCTCTTTGTATGAATATTCGTTATTCTTCTATTTTAATTAACTTAAAGAAGGTGTTGTATTTTCCTTCTGATTCAACGTTATCGAACTCTTCTAAAGTGAAACCTTTGTGTTCCAATTCTCTGTCTTCGTTCAATACTCCGTTAAACTCGTTCTGGAATTCTACGAAATTTGGATTGATCTCTCTTGATACCGTTTGACCTTCTTCGTTTGTTACTACGTTGATGTACATTGGAATAGAGATGTTTCCTTGTTCGTCGGCTTCTCCGTGTTTTTTGATTAACTCTTGCTTGATTGTTTCACAAGCTTCTTTTTCTGTTGTTACTTTTTTAACCAAATCATTCAACCAGTACTTTGTGGTCATTTTGATTTTTTCTGCCAAAAGACCCTTAGAAGTGATCTCTCCGGTTTGTTGATTCGTAACTCCGTTTAATTCAGCTTCAAGGTTATAAAACTCGTAAAGCTTTAACGCGATTTTTTCCATATATTATTTAGATTTTTTAGTTGCTGACTTCTTAGGCGCTGCTTTTGTTGCAGGCTTTTTAGTTTTCACTTGCTTTGTTGCTTCTTTAGCTTGTTTTACTACTTCATTCTTAGGAGCTACTTCAGCGGCCTTTTCAACCACCTCTTTAACCTCTTCGATTGCAGGAGCTACAGTCTCTTCAACTTGATTTACTAATTTAGTGATCTTTGCTTTGTTTAATAGGATAGCAACTGCTACTGCTACTAATACGATGATGATTCCGAATAACATAAGTTTTTAATTTTTGTTTGTTGTATATAAATATATAAGAATTTACTAAAAAATCTTTTAAGTATTAAATTGTTAACATCCAAATGTAAACGCTCCTACCACACCACTATTAATTGCATATACATTGAAGTTTAGATCTGCTGCGTAAGGATCCGCTACTGTACTGGTTAAGAATATATTTTCAAATAAGGTTACTCCCTCTAAAAATCCGAGTCCAAAGTTATTATAGTCGCTCTGAGTCTGTTCGTCACCTACATAAACTGTTCCGCCTCCTATGCCAGAGCAAGCTGTTGATATAGAATTTCCTCTACCATAAAGCGTAATAGCGAATCCTTGAGCTGGTGGTGTTGAACTAGGTGTTGGAGTCGGAGACACTGGAGGTGTTGGACTCGGTGAAGGCGTCGGCGTTCTTGTTGGAGATACAGGTGGTGTTGGGCTCGGTGTTCTAGATACAGACGCGCTTGGAGTTACTGATACGCTAGGAGTAACCGACGCAGATGGTGTTACCGATGCAGAAGGCGTAACTGAAGCCGATGGAGTCCTTGTTGGTGTAACTGTAACGCTAGGAGTAACTGATACACTCGGGGTTACTGAGGCGCTAGGCGTTCTTGTTGGAGTAACAGTAACGCTAGGCGTAACTGAAATTGAAGGGGTAACAGACGCTGAAGGCGTTCTTGTTGGAGTAAC